CAAGCTTTGATGCAAACTCTTGTGGGGTTAAATCTCCACGGACTGCAGAATCGATAAGTTCTTTTATTTCAGCAATTTGCTCTTCGTGTGTAGCTCCGAATCTGTCCTCTGTGTCATCGATTTTCTCAAGTGCTTCGATAATGGAGTCTGCGTCAGATTCGATTAGGCGAATAGCATATTTATCATCGCCGTCAGCCATATCTATATTTCTCTCCATGGCTGATTCGAAATTAACTGGGCCAGGAATGCTTCTTGCGCCCATGCGACGAGTGGTTCTGAAAGCATCTTCTAGTTCAGAAATGCTGTCCTTCATGTCGTCAATTTCGTCCTTGAGTTCAGAGAATTGCTCTTCCCTGCGTCTTAGTTCGTCGTGAATTCTGTCTACTGCATCGTCGATATTCATCAACAAATCCAGCTCATCTTCTGCCACTGGCGCATATTTGTCAATTTCGAAAATATATGAACCGGCAGGCATTCTCTTGCCATCAAGCAAAGAACGGAGCAAATCGTTTCTCAGAGCGACAAGTCGGTCAAGGGATTGAACTGCTTCAGCGTGGTCTTCAAGAGGAATGGTTACGCGGAACTGACCTTTTTTCTCTGTTCCAAGTCTCCCGCCAAAAGCATCTTGCACAACCAAGCTTTCGTATCTTGCATCTTGTTCAATTTCTTCACGAACCTCATCAAGTGGTCTGACTTTTCCAGAACTCAATCTATTTGAAGTAATATTTCTTGTTCTTCTTCCAGAAGCAAATGATGCACCTTGTGGGACCCCAGGTTGTGTCGGGTTAATTGGGGCAATTGCGCCGTCAATCAAACCCTCAATCTTGTGAAGACTAAAGCTTCTGTACTGACCGGATTCTTCATCAAGTCCTACAAAATATATTCCCCCGCCCTTCTTGGTCATCATCCCAGTTGGATAAACCATTCTTGGCTTGCCGTTGTACGTAAATGAAATGACTTCACCATTTCTGCGTATTGAGTCAAAGTCGTACTTATCAACTGGAACCGCAAGAAGACGTGAAGCGATGTGCCTCGAGTTGGAACCAGCTTCATCTGTTCTCTGGAGAGCATCGGTTACTAGGCCAATTTCCTCTACTGGCTTATCGTCATACCTGGAACGAACACCAGAAGAAAGTCTGTTGTTTTCCCTCATTAGTTCAGCTTGAATATCGCTAGCTTCGTCTGCCCAGTCTTCTGGACTCCAGTCAAGACGTGATTCATCTATCTGAGAGATAATTCGCGTATATTCTTCTCTGTCCATACGCTCGCGCGCAATTATCTTTGAGTTTTCATATTCAGCATCTCGACGCGCTTCTTCTTCTGCAAGCATTTCAGCAATTTTTTCAATATCTGACTCTTGCCTAAATTTCTTTTGCCATTCGCGGCGGCTCTCTTCATAGTCAAAAGTCCACTTTGCTACTTCTTCTGGGGTCTTAAATCCTTCAGAACTTACGCCTGATACATCCCAGTCAATCTCATCGTCTTCTCCGACGCCATCCATGAACATCAGGTCCGCGTACCACAGACCATCGTCGGCTTGGCCCATACTCCACTGATTGACACCTCTGTCACCCAGTGATGCACTTGCTTCGTAGTAGTGTTTGTCTCCATCGAAGTATGGTCTTCTCTTGTAGAAACGCTTGAGGACCTCATCGTCTGGATTTCCTACTTCTTCAGCAAGTGTAAGTCCTCTTCCCTGTGCGTTGTACATGTACTTGTCACGTTTTCCAGATGAGAGCGAAGGACTTATGTCTCCATAACCTCCATCATCGTTCCCTGGGATAATTCCCGCCTCTGCAACTTTCTTGCCAAGCTTTGCGCTCATTGACGGCGACTTGGATATTGCAAAGTCATGTGCTTTTTGTGCTTCGCCAAAAGCCTTCTTCATTGCATCTGGGTCAGACTTAAGCTTCTTCAACCAACTGGCAAGATACTGCGCATGGTCTTCTCTTGGCTCAGGTGTTAGACCGTGTGCAGCCATGAAGAATGCAGAGGCTATTTCAGCAATAAGTTCTTCTTGTGCATACTCAGGGCTTCCAAACTCTCCAAGATGGTCTCTCTTGAGTCGTGATGAGTGTCCTGTCCAGTGCATTAACTCATGAGCAAATACTGCGTAGTAACCCTCTCTACTCTTAAACGCAGAGAATGGAGGAAGATATATCTCGTCTGTTGATGGTCTATAGAATGCCCTATCTCCACCAGTATTAACAACTGCTCCAATTTCTGACAGCGCTTGCTCAAGCTCTGCTACACGCTGTTCCTCTGGAAGCTCTGCAACTTTAAATTGCTCTTTATCAATTCCATCAATCTGGTCAATATTAAAAACATGGCCAGTCTTAAAGAATATTCCGCCAGAACCACGGATTTCGTTTCCGTCTGCATCCTTCTTTTTAGGAATGATTGTAGGAATCAATATCATGGTACCTTTTTCGCCCTTGCGTACTGTTCCACCAAGTTTCTTCCACTGATTAAAGCCCGCCCACAGTGCAGTGTCATAACCCATTGCATCCTGTTTGAACATCAACATTACGCTGTTGATTCCGGTGTAAGGACGGTTATTGTTTGTTACGTTCTTTGGAAGTGAAGTCTTATGCCAAGGAAATTCCCACTTGCCATCACCTGATTCTTGAATCTTTTCAATTTGCTCAATAAGCTTGTCTTGAACACTTCTATAAACCTCATCCAATTTGCCTGATGAAAGTTTCTGCCCAACACTAAGGTCGTCAAGAGGGCTTACATAACCCTTGCTTCCCGAAGACAACTTCCCGTTGCGATTACTATCAACCCAGCGCTGCGCTTCTCTGTCCATGCTGCGCATTAGCTGCATGTGTTTTTGTTCGCGATTTCTAACTTCCTCTCGTTTCATGCCGAGAGCTTTTGCTGTTTCAGCAAGAGACTCACCATCCATGCGACGAAGGTAAATTGATTCATTCAGAGCAAGCTCTGCGGCTTCTTCTGCAGCCATGCGAGACTGGTCCTCACGGTATGCTTCAATCTCATCAGAATCTGGTCGTTGTAGCGTTCCGCGTTCACGAGCCATATGGCGAAGTTCTGCCTGTCTGACTTCTTCTCGCTTCATCCCAAGAGCTGTTGCAGTTTCTGCAAGCGATTCCCCAGCCATGCGTCGTTCGAATACTTCTCTATCTGAGATTCTTGACTCCTGCTCAGGAGTTCTTTTTCCAGAAGAAAGATTTCTTTCTTGGCGGTTGTCGTAGAGTCTTTCCAGGTGGTCCTGATACATCGCCTTTGCGGCTCTGTTAAAGGTGTCGCTGTGGTCATCGCCTGGTTCTCTGTACTCTTCTAGGTATTCTTCCTGTCTTGGTGAATCACTGCTGTACAGCCAGTGGTCAAGAATTCTTTCTACTTCATCTTCGCTTGAGCCATCAGCGGCGAGGTCTCTCCGCATCCCCGACATCATGTCGGCCCATTCTCGGTCGCTCTTATCTAGTTCGTACTCCATCTCGACATCTGGGTGAGCTTCTGGCGTGTACTCCAGTAGGGTCGACAAATCTACATCATGCTCTTCAAGAGTCTCCCAGTCGCCCTTTTCTGCTGCTTCAAAAAGGAAGCTGGCATAATTGTCTCTAATTGCATCGACGCTGTCGCCACTTTCGTAATCACCTGAATCATCAATGAATTTTTTAAAACCGTAATCAAAATCAGGGTCAGAATTTGAATTGCCAATTATTCGGCTTATGTCGGATGCAAGATTCTTGGCTGCCTGCTGCTTGTCGATTTCATCAAGGTCGTCAAATTTACGCATCCCTGAAGACAGTGTTGATGCCTGGTCTAGCTTTCTTTTTCTAATTCTTATTTGTTTCTGTGCTGTGTCGAATAGCAAGTCTTCATACGGAGCGAATTCATACAAATCTTCTGGGTAGCCAATAGAGCTAGAGTTCTCGAAGTTGGGGTCTTTTTGCATTTCTGCAATTGCTTCATCGTAAAACGGAAGATACGGCATGAGGTCATTTCTAATCTCATCTGGAATGTCGTCGTCGCCGATGAAAACATCTTCCATATTGTCAACGTCTTCTTTCATTGACTTATATGCTTCATCTACATATTTAGCTCTGATGTAAGCTTCTAGTTCTTCGTCAGTTATTTCTATGTCTGTGGAATAAGAATTGCCGTCTTTTCCTAGAAATTTGGAGCCAAACTGAGTCCCATCTGAGTATCGTCTTCCTCTGAAGTCTTTCTTCAAAACAGCTTTTGCTCTGTCACCACCAGCTTCGAGCTCTGCAATGTTTTTCTTGACATTTTCTATATTAATTTCTGGCTTTGGCTTTAGACCAGAAGAAAGTCCATCGCGGTTTCTCAATGCCACATGAACTTCATTAACGAATCTGTCTAAGCTTTCATTGCTCCTGAAGCGGCCAACCTTTTTACCATTGATTTGCAAGTCAAGCCCATTTGAGGCACTCATTATTTCTACTGAAAGCTTCCCATCATATGGGCCAATTTTCTTTGCAAATTCACTAGGTCTAGGTGGTATCTTGCCCCTGCCCGAAGAAAGCTTCTGACTGTCATCCCAATCTGCGTCCACTCTAGATTCTCTAGCGTTTCTTGCGATTGCTCCGAATACTGATTGTTCTAGTGCTCGTTTTTGTCGAGAACTGGCATCAGGGAAGAACTCGTCAATAAGTTCTATTGCCATGCCGAGTTGCTCGCCATCGGATTCAGGTAAATTGCCAGCATTGGCGTCGGCCATTATTCGTGCACCCATGGCACGGGATGTTCTTCCTTCGTATACTTCATCTAATCCGACATACAGAGCAGCCCGCTCGATGTCCTGATTTGTCTCAACGATTCTTCTGATTTCATCTGAAGCACGCGGATTTGCACCTGAAGAAAGACTTCCTTCTGAAATACTGCTGGCCCGGCGTCGTATTTCTGAAATGCCAGCTTTTTCTGGGTCCAAATCGAGGAGACCCATTTTGTCAAACTCATCACGTAGTTTGAGGCGGTCGTTTATCTTTTGTTCTGCTGTATCAGCAAATAAATTGGCCATTGATTCAGGGCTGATAGAGTCAACGTAGTCGTCGAGTGTGCCATCTTCGTTAATCTGCTCTTTAAGCTCATCAACAGTTATTCCCTTGGAATCTGCTACCTCATCAGCGAATTCATCATAAAAATCGATTGTCTCGCCAATATTTGAATCCTCGTCATCTATCTTTGAATCATCAGCATATTGTTCTAGTTTTCCCAGATACAAAGACTTGAGATACTCGTCAAGTTGCTCGTCTGTGTTGATTTGACGTGGGACACGTTGTGGGAAGCGAGCTGTTCGTTCTTCTTCGCTAACCGCAAAACGCCTTAATGCTGCTTTACGTTTTTCTCCACCGGCAGCGATGTCGCTGAGTATTTTTTTAGATTCTTCCAGTGAGGCATCGATTCTTCGCGCATCTTTCAATGCTCTTATGAAATCAGCTTCCGCTTCCTGGCCATCGAACGAACTAATAACGCCAACACCTTCAGTGTCATAAAAGTAATCAAAACGCCTACTTACCGCAGGACGAAGCCTGTCTCGCACGCCATCATACGATTTGCGTAATTTCTGGTCTTCATCTCTGTAGTAGTCCCTAACTGCCTGTGCAGCCTGTTTGGGGCTCATTCCAGTTGTGTCTATCCCAAGCTGACGTGCTTCCTGGGCTGGGGTGCGCCTAAAGCCTGAAGAAAGTATTCCGCCCTCATCAAAATCACTCTGGCTTCTTCTTACGCTTCTTTCAAGCCTGTCTCTTGACCTTTCATCATCAGACATTCTTGCTCGGTCTTGTGCGTCAAAAAGAGATTGCTGAAGATTTTCAAGAAATACAAGTTTGTTTTGACCTTCTATGGAATCATCTGAAGACATCTCATCAATCATGTCTTCAACAGAAGTGTTTATCCATGGCATGTCTTCATTCGCTGAAGCCCATCTTTCAACTTCTGCGTCTAGCTGATTACCAAATTCCCACTCTTCATCGTCCCATCCATCGAAACCATCCATGAAGCTCCGCAAACTATTGTCTGCAGCATCCATTTCTTGTTTTTCAATCTCTCTGTTGGTTGGTTTTTTCCCTGAAGAGAGTTTTTCTTTACTTGGTTTTGCGGCCTGGCTTTCGTCCCAGGCATCAGAGATTGCTCCATAGACATCGCCATTTCTGGCATCTTCAAACTCTTTCATCTCGTCGTCGTCCAGCGAGTTCCAGTAATCCATGGCATCTCTTGCTTCGTATTCATCGAAGCCGACTTCTTTCATGAGTCGCGGAACAAGACCATAACCAGCATCCGGGTCGTTGTAGTCAGTCTCTCTCAAGAAGCCATCATTATTTGGGTCACGCGTACGACCAGAGGAAAGGCCAGGCTTTTCTTTAGCCGGTTTCTTCTTAGCACCAGAATCGCCACCCCTGCCAATTGGGTTTGTTGCATTGCGTCCAGCAGCCCTGTCTCTTGCTCGTTGGGCTGCAAGTTCACGTCCGTATTCGGCATCATCTGGTGATGCTCCAAGTCGACCACCAGAAGATAGACGTGATGAATCCATTATGTCTTGGAGTTCATTGTCGATGTCTTTGAATTTTTTATTTCTTTGCGAATATGTCGCCCATGCTTCATCGAGTATCTCCAAAAACTCTTCGGCTTTCGGCATGTACTCGGAACCCATTTCGTCCTGAAGGAATTCTTTTCTCTCGCTGTCGCTTAGGCTTCTCCAGTTTTCAACGAGTGCATCTGCATACTTTCGAGCAACGTAAGAAGGTTCGCGTTCATCGTTGCGATTACCCATTTGCTCATCTATCAGACGTGCAAATTTTCCCTCACCAGGAACCTTGTTCCCAGAAACAAGGTCTCTTCTCGCTGCTTTTCCTGAAGACAGTTTGCCCTCTGCGTTAAGCTTGCGAAGTTCCTGAAGGTCTGGCTCTTTTGCTGTTTCAGCACCAGCCTTTTTCTTTTTCTTCTTCTTCAGTTTGTCTACATCCAAAAGGCCAATGTCATTCAAATACTCATTGAGGGTGGCAATGTCTTCTTTTGCCCAGTCCTGCGTGTCTGGATACTTTGATTTGACATCTGCCCTAAGAGCTTCTTCAATTCCGTCCCAGTTATCTGAGTCATCTCTACTGTGAGCATCTAGGTATGCGCTAACTGATTTTGCGTAGCTTGAATACCAGTTGCTATATTCCTGCGAAGCCTTTTGCTTCTCGTTGAATTTTTCAGGACGCTTCCTTACCGAGTCGCCTTCCCACATAACGCGTGCTTGGTTGACACCAATTTCGCGTCCGCGGAGATAGTCGGAACTTAAGTTCTTGTCTGCGTTATAGCGTGGAACTTCTTCCCACCCAAGACCCTGTTCTTGCCATGCTTTTGCGATTGCTTCATGGTCCGCACGCTTCTGATTTTCTTCAGCATTTGGGAACTGTTTCTCCATGTCGGCAGAGCGGTCAGCATGTCGACGAATATTTCTTGCTCCGCTAGAAAGTTTTTCTGTTCCATCTGGTTTTGCTGCATCAGCAAGCTGACGCTTAGATGGCTTTGGGTTATTTATTGAGCCAGGGCCACCAGGTGTTGGGTCTGGTTGTTCCCATCCTGGGATGTTGTCAAATAGTGTTCCGTCTAGGTTGCTGTCGCGACGAGTTCTTGGGTCAAGGTCGCCACTAGGAACGCCAAGGCCTCGCCCACCCCGGAGTGTCCGGCCTAAAAAATTACCACCGCCACCCGCACCACGAATGCTTCTGCCGAGTCTTCGTACAGCAGCTTTTGTCGCAGTCTCAAGAGCATCTTTTGCCTCTTGGTCGAGTTGTGATGCAATTACAACACCATACTCATTTACGTATGTATCAATTCTGTGGTACTCAAGAACAGGGTCAATCATGCTCTTGAATTCAAATGCATTAGCTGGGTCAACTGGAAGCACGTATGATGCATCTTGAGCCAAGAATGGGTCGAGACCTTTCTCCATCAATTCCTGCTCTTCGACGCCCCACTCTTCGAGTGTCTTGTATGAGCGGCGCTTCTTACGGCGCTTCTTTACTGTATTGCGCAAGACTCCAAGAATAAACTCGCCAGGATATTTTGCTTCAATATCCTCAACCATCTTGATTTCTTCGTCATCAAGAATGTCGTTGTATTCTTTTTTGCCGAATCCGACGACAACACCGTCTGGGATAATTGCGAATCGGCACTTTCCTTCGTCTTCGACTTTGAGGTCAAGAATCTTGCACTTTCCCTCGCCCTGATAAAGAACGCAATTCGAGCACTTAACTCCGATGTCCTTTACTTTATTTTCAGCAGGTGGGTAGTAGCCAGCCCAAATTCCGTCACCGTCTTCGTCAAACTTGCCGTACTTCCCAGCAATGCGAACAAGTGATTCAGCCAATTCTCTTTCTTCTGCAACGAGTTCTGGCTTTTTGTTCTTGTCCATTCCTTCGTATTCAACCTGTGGGAGTGGGACCATAACCATTCCGCCGTTGCCTGGCTTTACAGCAACTGGCATTGGCATTGCAGGGTTAGTCGTTGCTGGCTTCTGTCCAACAGTTGGCTTGGCAGAGATTCCAGGTACCGGTGAAGGTCCTGACTGCATCTGCGGCTTTGGCTGGTCTGCATGAATTAATTCTGGCTTACCGAACATATATTCACTACCAGTGAAGTGGTATCCAATTCTAAACTTTCCCTTACCTGGTTTAACAAAGACAACCGAATTTTCAGTTGCTTCAACAACCATTACTGGTCCTCCAGCGCGGCGAGAAAGTTCTGCCACAACAGAAGCAAGTTGTGAGCCACTTATTCTTTGGGCCATACCTTCTTCAAAAATGTTTTCTCGTGAAGGAGCGTTTGACCCTGGGCCACCAATAACAAGTGGCATCATTCCATGCATTTTTTCTTCATCGCTCTTTACGGAGATTGTTCCAGTCAATTGGTTTGCACCGTGAAGAACGGGAGATACTTCGTAGAGTTCTACTTCGTAGAGAACATTCGCTTGCAGGTTATCGTCATACTGCGCTCTGAGGGTCTTGTAACCAATTGACCACTCTTGCTCTTCACCAAAGAAGGCTACGTTTGCAAACGCTTCTTTTCCTTTTTCAGACTGAAGATTGAACTGAACTTTTGCGTACAAGCCACCGATTCCGGCCATCTTCATCTTCATTGGAAGACGTGGGTCAGAAGCAGGAACCTCATATATTTCAAGGACTTTTCCGATTGGGTCATTCCAGTTATGGCCCCAAACAACTCTTGGCTTGCGACGTAGGAGGCTCTTGGCAAATGCGCCAGTTGCGCAAATATCGCCAACCGAGTCTTTGTTACCTATGCCAGAAACAAAACACTCGACAATGCCTTCTAGTTCATCTAATTTGATGAGTCCATTCGAGGCTTTGTATTGGATGTTTCCGAAGTTAGAATTTGGCATAGCGCTCCTTGGTTCTAAACGATATTAGAGTAACAATGAGCACACTCACAGCAAGTATTGATACAAAACCAAATAGTTTCAGTAAATGATTTGGAAATCTGCTATTTTACTGAAACTATCTAAATATACTGACCAAACTTCCACGCTCGTCGTGATTCATCCTCGGCAATTTCAAATCTTTGCTTAGCCATAAGGTTCGCATACATGCTTACAAGAGCGCCACGGAAAGATGCTGCTCTTTCTTCTTCCCCTAAAACGGCTAGAGAGTTAAACATCATTGAAGATATTTGATTGAAGTTGTCAAGATTCATGCTCTTTATGCGCGACATCTGGGAATCAATCTGGGCATTTAGGTCAGATTGATTTATCGTCTTTTCAGACTTCTGTCCATATCCGTCGTTGTACATATTAAATGAGTCTTGAATGATTGCAGAAATAACAGGTCTAATGTCTTCGTCCATCTGCTTATCCCAAACCTCGGGGGAGAGTATAGAGTCAATTTCTAGGGTCCCAGCAAACAGTGATTTCTTTGACTTCGAGCCACTTGCCTTCTCAAGAACAACTCTCTGCTGTCTCTCAATGACTCGCTCAATGCTCCTGTTGAGTATCTCGTTCCACCTAGTCAGAGACTCTGCGCTTTTTGCCTGCAACTCACTCTCGATTGACTTATACATCATCTCTCCAGATGGTGCAGATGCTGCTCCAGCCGGGATTGGCTCAGCTGTGGTGGCAACAGCGGCAAGTGCCTCTGGTGGAATTGTGCTTTGTGCCAATTGGTCTGGACCTGGGGGAACTGGTGCTTCGACTTGTGCCAAGGCTCCCTGCATTGTATTTGGGTCAAGTGGTGGTTGACCTTCTACGCCAGGAACCGGAGCTCCAGGTATTGGTTCGCCAGGCATTGGTGCGCCAGGCATTGGCGCGCCAGGCACCCCACCCATCTCTGCAGATGGGGCAGTTTCCATCTTTTTCTTCGTATTCGCAATTGGAATAAGGTTAGGGTTCATTAGTAGAGAGTCAGCAAGGTCTGCTTCAACTTCTTTTCTTCCAGAACCAATTCTGTACTCGTTGTTACTAATGAGGCCAGTTTGAAATTCCTGCATCAAGTATCTTTCACGCTCTTGCTTGTAGAGCTGAAGAATTGGAACTTCGCTTGTGTCAAAGTCAATGTAGTACTCATCGTCCAATTCGTCCAGCGAGCGAGCCAGTGGTTCAAGGTGGGGGAGCATTGTCTCCATCCAGAACACACGTATTTCTTCGCTTGCGTTGCTGAATGTTCTCCCTGCAGCGTTTCCAATTACTGACTCAGGAACACCAAATGACGCAAGGATTTCCTCCTTTGTAATTTGCCTCATTTGAGCATAGGCAACGTCTCTAGGTGAAGCAGACGTGTCCACATAGTCAACACCGTCGTCAGCAGAGATAACAGTTGTATGCCCTGCTCTTCCGATATTTCCACGGAACCTACTCTTCAATTCTTCCTTGTCATCGTCTTCGATTTCTCCACGCAGAACGAGCAACCCACCAGGCCTGCCATCGTTGAGCAAGTAGTTTCTGTTATAGAGCTTTGCAAGGTTTTCAATTTCAATCGCAACTCCAGCCGACTCAAGGGGGGTTAGTGACAAATATGGGTCAAGTGGATGTGGGCGTCTAATCCAACAAACATCATCCGGTTTCATTATAATTTTTTGACCATAAGGCATTTGAACTTCATATCCAGAAACAAATTTCTTTGCATCTGGAATTGGTGCAGTTGATTGAGGTGGCAAAAGGTTAAGACCAATTATTCTTCCGTCTCTACCACGAACCTTTTCAATGAATACACCGCGCGTGCCGAGCAAAAGCTGAGCAGACATTCTGTATCTAAAGATAAATGAGTTTTCACCAACGTTTGATTTAGTGTTTAGAACTTCAAGCAAAGAGTTATTTTTTGCTTTATTCCCAATAAGGATTTCTCCATCTGGAGAGTTGTCTTTGCGAAGAATGATTGGAAGTCGTGCCTGGTTTCCGGCAATTGCGTCGATACATCTCGCAACCCAAGTAACCTTCTGCATGCCTTCGCGGTATGCACGCTCAACATCCCATGAATCTCTATAGGGTCTTCCTGCATAGCTGGGATTCTGGGCTATGGGCGCACCAGGTCCAAGCTCCTTGGATTGTGCGTTTGCGAGCGATTTATTGCTCGATTGATTCCATGCCATATTTACTCAAGACCTAATAGGAAGCCGAAAAAACCACACGTTATGCCTGCCACTATCAATCCGGCAGGTAGAAAAATAAGTGCCGCACCAATACTGGTAAACAGTATAAATGAAATCATGAGCAAGTTGGCGAAGGTAGCCCTTTTAAATGACGATTTGATACGAGTTGGTAAAGTCTTAATCCGCGACAGTAGTTTTGACATATCACCTACAGTAGCGCATTTCATGCTTAACTGTATAAAGAGGCAAATTAAATATGACAACAAATTGGAATCAGGTTCTGGAATACCTTCAGCCAAAGATGCCACCTTTTTGCCCAGAAGAGCCGTCAATAAATCAGAAAGTTTTTTTGCGGACCAACTCTATTGAGGCTTTGTTTGGCGGTGCGGCTGGCGGTGGAAAGTCTTCTGCGCTACTCATGTCCGCCCTGCAGTATGTTGATGTTCCCAACTATTCTGCGATTCTTTTCCGTCGAACGTTTGCCGACTTATCACTTCCTGGAGCGTTGATGGACCGCTTCAAATCGTGGGCTGCCCTCTACGAAGATATCCACTGGAACAACAACAGCTTTCAAGCGACATTCCCCTCTGGGGCAAGAATCTCATTTGGTTACCTGAACAACACTGGCGATTACCTTCGTTATAAGGGCTCGGAGTTCCAATTCATTGGTATGGACGAAGTAACCGAAATCCGTGAGAGCGACTACAGGTATATGTTCTCCCGTTTGCGTCGACCTGCATCTGGGCCATTATCATCGGTTCCCTTGCGAATGAGGACGGCCTCAAACCCTGCTCCCAATTGGGTTAGACAGCGTTTTATCGTTGAGGGAAAAGCCGAGGGCAGAATCTTCGTCCCTTCAAAATTGACAGATAACCCTGGAATTGACGCCGTTTCCTACCGCCAGGCCCTACAGGCTCTGGACCCAATTGAGCGACGCAGACTGGAAGAGGGAGACTGGTGGAGCACGACTTTGGGCACCCTATTCGACAGGACCTCGATAGTCATCGTTGACGATAATGAAATCCCTCAAATAACCTCGTCCGCCAGAGCCGTGAGGTTTTGGGACCTTGCAGCAACGGAACCTAACCACTCCAACCCCAATCCAGACTGGACAGTTGGGACTCTGATGCTTTTCGACCAAGGAATCGCCTATGTTTTAGATGTGAAGAAGGCTCGGGTAAGAGGTGAAAAGGTAGAAGAACTTATAGCCAGAACGGCGTACGAAGATGGTAAGGGTGTGCCGATTCGGATGGAGCAAGAGCCCGGTTCATCGGGCAAGGCTCTCATGGACCAATATGCCAGATATGTTGTCCCAGGCTACGATTTTGGAGCAATTCGGTCAACTGGCGACAAGGTGACTAGGGCTCGCCCATTTGCTGCTGCAGCCGCCAACGGCAACGTGCGTGTAGTCCGTGGAACATGGCTGTCGGACTGGCTTGACGAATTCTCTTCATTCCCAGAGGCCTGCGACCACGACGACCAAGTTGACTCTGCAGTTGGGGCATTTACACATTTAACAGGGCTCGGGTTGCCACAGCGAGGAAGAATCGCTATAGTCGTGTGAGATAACTATTCAAACCTAATAAGGAAACTACTAACAATGACACCAGAGAGAATCCTAGAAGTTCGTCAATACCTCCTTGCCCTTGGTCAAGAGCTTGATGAATACATCAGTTCAAACCCAGAGATGCAGGATGCATGCGACATCTTGTACGAGTTGAATATGGCTAAACGCGATATTTCAACTGTATACGACTCTTTTTCCGCATCCGTCGGTCAATTGATTGCCGATGGGAAAAACATCCAACTTGCCAACGGTGGGGTGATTGAAAAGAAAAGTTCGTACGAACGTCGTGCTTGGCAACACAAAGATTTGGCCAGCGTTGTTGCGCAAAAGCTTGTGAGAATGTCTGTTGACATTGATACTGGGGAAATAATTAAATCACCAGAAGAGATTGCAATGCAGGTTCTTGACTATGTCCAACCTTCGTACTGGAGAGTAAAAGAACTTTCTAGCCTCGGGATTAACGTAGATAACTACTGTGAAACTGGTGTACTAAAAACAAGCATTATCGTCAGAAAGGGCGACGCAAATGACAAATAATAACATCTATCAAACTCTGTCTGAGCCATTTCCATCAGAGATGGAAAAAAGACTCAACAAGGGTGGGGCAAATCTAATCTATATCCCTGTAAGTGAAGTCATCAACCGGATGAACAAGGTTCTCGGTGTTGAGAACTGGTCATTCACTGTTCACAGCTGGCAACAACTCGGAACATCGATTGTCGCTCACATCCAACTCCAAGCAAAAATCAATGGTGAAACCGTTCATCGTGATGGTGTTGGTGGGCAAAAAATAAAACTGAATAAACAGGGAGAACCAGTTGACATTGGCGATGAGGTTAAAGGTGCGGTTTCTGACGCTTTGAAGAAAGCAGTTCAGACGCTTGGCGTTGGCCTTTATCTCGCACGAAGCGAAGACGCAATTGAAATTGAACAAGTTATGGACAGCGAACTAGAAGCAGAGGCACGCGTGACACCTGAAGTTTCAACCAAGTGGGATAGTTTCATGGGTATTGCAAAGAGCCTTTCTCCAGAGAACAGAGAAAAACTCAATGAATACTGGAGTATCTACAGCAATGGCCAGCCAAAGCCTAAGCGTGAAACAGTAACCGAAGACGCTCTTGACAAGTTAATTGCAGAAGCAACTCGTCTTTCATTCGGCGGAGACTATGTGGTTATAGATGACAAGTGAGCTAAAGGCTCCTGATTACTTGTCACCATCTTCCATTGGGACATTCAAACAGTGCCCACAGAAGTTCAAGTTCAACAAAATCGACTTAATACCAGACCCATCAAATCACTGGGCTGTATTGGGTAATTTTGTTCACGACATTCTCGAAGAAATGTACAAGCTTCCAGCGGAGTTGCGGACAATTACAAACTGTCGCCCATTAGCAAAACAAATATGGGATGAGAAGTGGGCGGAAGAAGCAATGAAAGTTGTCGACGGATTTAAGGTTACTTATAAAATGACTTCATTAAGTGACGATGAAGCATTGAATAAGTTTCGTTGGGCCGCTTGGTTCTGTGTTGAAAATCTTTGGAATCTAGAAGACCCACAAAAGCTTGAACCAACTGGCCTTGAGTATGAGCTGAACGGAGAGATAGCTGGAGTAAGGCTTCGTGGGTTCATAGATAGATACAGCCAAACAGAAGGCAAGATGTCGTTAACCGTAAGCGACTACAAAACAGGTAAGACGCCAAAGTATGACTTGGATGAAAAATTTGCTCAACTTTTAATCTATGCAAAACTTCTCATCAACCTCGGTGTTGGTGATGTTGACAAGGTTGAGCTTTTGTACCTTAAAGACGGAGTGAAACTAACGCGAGAAGTAACTCATTCTGAAATAGTAAAGCTTGAAGAAATGATTCAAGAAACAAAATCACAAATAGATGAAAAATGCAGGACTGGTGAGTTTGAAGCAAAGACTTCATTCCTGTGTAATTTTTGCAGTTACAAACGCATATGTCCGGCGTGGAGATAAAGATGATGCTTAATGACGACGCATTCGCAAGAATGGTTGCAGAGGAAGTAAAGAACAAGCTTTCTCCGCTTCATAAAAAGCAATTGATGGAGAAGGACAACTGGAGCAGGTGGAGAGACGCGCTCCTATTTCTTTCTGAGAATCTAAAAGAACAGATTGACGAGATTGAGTACGACGCTCAAGCAGATGAGGCCAGGTATACAGCGCTTGGCAGGGATGGCAAAAGATTAGCCATTGAAGCAAAAGCCGCCTACGACTCAAAGCTGAAGAAAGTCAGTAGGTTTAAATTTCACGTTGATAAGCGCCTTGATGAAGTTGCAGCGATGATTGAGACCGGAGACGAAATATTGTCTGATGGGTGGGAACAAGTTGATTTCTACAAGAGAGCAATTGCGACTCATCGCGCAATGCTTAGAGACTATGACCTCGAAGAGACATCAATCGATAGGGCCCTCTGGGCAACCCTTGAAAGCAAGTGGGAGTTTGACCAAATTGATGCTGAGAATCTTTAACTTAAGTGAAGCCTAGAAAGCCAATCAAAAGAGGGAAGCCGCCAAAAAGAGGTGCCCCCCCAAAGCGGACTGGCTCAATAAAAAAGAGAAGCAAAAAGCAATCTGAACTCTATGAACTACGGCGTCCATTTGTGGAAAAGATTCTTAGCGAACGACCATATTGCCAGGCTTGCAAAATTTTTGCAGAGCATGACGAGAAAGTTACTTTTATTCAAAATAAGAGTATTGATGTGCACGAAATAATTCGTCGTTCACAAGGTGGTTCAATACTTGATGAGGACAATGTTCTTGCTGTGTGCAGGAAGTGTCACACAAGAATTGGCAATTATCCGCAACTTGCTTTTGATTTAGGGCTTGCAAAAAGAAGTTGGGAAAAATAATTTATAATGTCTTTTTATTTGACACTTTCAGTATTTATCCCGGGTGTAATGTAGTAATCCTTAGGACCGTTATAGGTGCGAAAGTCGGGTGGGGAGACTCACTCGGCTTTTGCATGTTTGGCCCCACCTGCTAAATTTTAATAATAAATGCTTTACTATTTAGCTTTAATAAATAGTGTTAATCTTTTCCCATCTAGCCAATATCTACTCCGAGTGGAAGAAGGGCAGGTGGTCAAAAGGTCTAGTAGCGAAAGCTACGGCAAATCGAAGACTCGACTGCACGCCACCTGTGTCACTCGACAAACCCGCTGAACCGGCTAGGTGTTCGGCGGGTTTTTGCTTTTATGGATTAGTATCTGTTCGTGAATATCAATCTACTTGGGCTTGACCTTTCCCTAACGTCCACTGGGTATTCTCATGGCGGCGACACGGGCGTCATTTCGACTAGTGAAAAGGGTGTCCGAAGGTTGAAGACAATTTCTGAAACAATTAAAAAAATAGTTTTAGAAAATGATATTGATGTTGTCATTGTTGAGGGCTATTCCTTTGCATCTCGCAGTGGGCAGGCATTTTCCATCGGAGAGCTTGGTGGAGTTGTACGGCTCTGCCTATTCGAACTAGGCGTTCCATTCGTGGAAATACCGCCAACATGTAGAGCCAAGTTCGCCACAGGAAAAGGCAACGCTTCAAAGAACGAAGTCATTTCTGCTATTTCGGCTAAGACGGGAATTATATGGGGGAACCCTGGAGCAGACGATAAATGCGATGCCTGGATTCTTGAGGAGATGGCTCTTGCTTTTATGGAAAAACCTAGGTTTTCTTGGCCAGCAACGAATATGTCAGCTCTAGACAAAGTAGATTGGAGCCCACTACAAGTGAAAGGCAATACATGAGAAGCGCACCTATTAGTCAAGTTGAAATTGAACAAGAGATGCTCAGACTCGTTGGGGAACTAGAAAAAGAAACTGAAGCCTTTGAAGTCCTTGCCGTTGAAGCAGCCAAGAAAGAAGCAAGGTACAAGTCGAACTGGGCAAAGGAATATCTTGCTCGCTCTGGCTCTATCAAAGAGCGCGAAGCTTGGGCAGACTACAAGCTTGATGACGTTAACTACGAATACAAGATTGCAGAGGCTCTTGTTAAAACCAAAAGAGAAGCACTATTGTCTTTACGAACATCAATAGATGCAATGCGGACACTTAATGCGAACGTGAGAGTACAGGTATGAGCGGAATACATCCTTCTTTAAAATCGCTTGCTGTAGACATCGACAGTCTTGACTACCTTGAAGGTAATCCGAGAATTGGAAATGTTGAAGCAATTATGGCTTCGTACTCTGAGTTTGGTCAGGTAAAGCCAATCGTCGCTAAAAAAAACGAGGACGGAACTGCAACTGTCATCGCAGGTAACCATCAACTTGAAGCGGCAATCAATCTCGGATGGGAACAGATTGCAGTTATTTTTCTGGACGCAGATGATAAGAAAGCAATTGCTTTTGCTCTTGCCGATAACAGGACGATGGAGCTTGGCTATACAGAGCCTGAACTCCTAACCGACATGCTTCTTGAAATTAGCGAGTACTACCCAGACCTTCTTGATGGATTGGGTTGGGACGAATTTGAACTTGCATCAATGGAAAGCGACATGATAATTGAGCAAGCAAGAATGGATAATGCTGAAGAAGAGATTCCACAAACGCGAGAACAAGTAGCAGAGCAAAAAGTTTACGATGATGCTATTGACTCAATAAAGGGAATGGTTGAAAAAGATTCTTCTGGCGAGAATAGGATTGTTGCGAATTCAAACTTAGACCATTCAGATATTGCTACTCGTGGCTCCACTGTTGCTGTTCCGGGTTCAGCTCCGCAAGCAGCAGTTCAGTACACGATTGTTTTTGACAACGCAGACCAACAGGCTCAGTGGTACAAATTTATCAAGTGGCTTCGTTCCGACCCTGCCGTTGATGGTGATACTACGGCAGAAAAATTAATTAACTTCATAGACCCACACATGCCATGACCAGACAAAGAATGTTCTTGAATATTTCGTGCGTGGAAGCTGCGCGTCAAAGAATTAGACACGTCTACGACCAGTTCGATACTGTATGCGTACAGTTCTCTGGGGGCAAAGACTCAACGGCCGCCCTGTTATTGGCAAAGGAAGTACATGAGGAACGTGGACTCGGACCAGTAAAAGTCATCTTCAGAGATGAAGAGATGGTTAGCCCAAAGACAATTGAATATGTTGAAAGGGTGAGAAACTACGACTGGGTGGATATGGAGTGGTATTGCCTTCCATTTATCGCCGAGGTATGGGTTCTTGGAAAGCGCGAGCGGATTCTTTTATGGGGTGCAATTCGCGGAAGTGAAGGCAGATGGGTCAGGGACATGCCGCCATGGGCAATCAATGCTCAAACGCTTGGCCTCAATCCGTCAATGTCTCTCCCAGAGCAAACCGACTATTACACAATGCAGGGAAAAGTAGGAAACGTTGCTTTCATCACTGGTGTTCGCGCAAGTGAGTCAATGGTTCGTTATCGCTCGATTGTACAGAAGCTTCACGAGAATTACATCGTTACTCCATACAAGCTAAAAAGAGGAATACCTCTTAAGTTTGCAAAGGTGATTTACGACTGGAATACTGACGATGTTTTCAAGTTTATAGTTGAAGAACATGGTTCTGATTATTGCGAGTACTACGACCTTGCAGCCCTAACTGGGAGCAATACAAGAGTTGGTATCCCACTTCACTCTATCGCTATCAGAAGAATCGGAGATGTCGTTGCTACCGAGCCGGAGTTCTACGACAAGCTTGTTGAGTGCTTCCCGCACATTGACGCTCAAAGAAGACTATGGAAAGACTTTGATGTTGAGAAGTTAATTTCAAAGTATGCCAAAGATGGTTTTTCTGGTGCTTCAAACTTCATTAATGATTTTATTATTGGTGAAGAAGCAGCGCGTTCTGCAAGAACTTTTGTCTCAAAGTTTAGACAAAAACACGCAATCGACCCAGGCGGATACCCACTCAACTATCTAATCAGAACGCTTCTTCTAAATCAATTTGACTCAAACTCTCCAACTCCTGTTGGACCAAAGACAAAAGCACACGCTGTAAGAACAATCGAGATGACAGAGGAACAAAGTGAAACATTTGAATATTAATTACGTCAAAGCAAGCGATTTGAAAATTCCAGAATGGAAGGCAACGCATATTCTTCGTCCAGACTTGCTTGTCTTGTCTGCATCTCTAATGGAGTTTGGATTTATTGAGCCAATCCATATTCGTGCCTCAACCAAGGAGGTCATCGATGGAAGCGAAAGATTAAGACTGGCTTTAAATGTCTCAAGAATTATCGATGCTCATGGGGACATGGTTCCAGTAATCGAACACGATTGCGACAGTCTTACGGCAATGATGATGCACCTACGTTTAAACAGAGGCCGTGGGAACCTGGTATCAAAGAAGATTTCCAATATCGTGAGAAAGCTAAGGCAGTCCGGAAAATATAACCGCCATGATTTTGACACTCTTTTGTGCATGAAAACTGATGAACTTGAGGTAATGTTAGAGGCGTCAATCATAAAGACAAGAAACATAGCTGAACACACGTATTCCCGTGCTTGGGTCCCAATCGAGGCTCCTGCAGGAACAGTGGACAGCGAGCCAGTTGTAGAAAGACCGCCGAATCCTGATAGGTGACGGTGATATAATTATTTTATTAGTCCGTCCAAAAACAAGGAATAATTAATATGCCACAGCCAATTCAGGGTCCGACACTCGCAGAAGTAGCGGTAGCTAAAGAACGCGATTTAAAGGAGCAGCGAGCAGCAGGAAAGATTACTGCAAAAAAATTGGCGGAACTAAAAAAGCTCAGCGACCAAACCGGCGCCACTCAGAAGGAAAGGGCTAGGCAGCGGGCAATCTATAAAGAAATGCGCAAGTACCAGCTCAAACAGAAGGGCGCTCCTTCGACGAGAAAGTACAATTCGCTGTTCAGAGAGTCTGACAGAATCGCCGCTAGGGCAAGAAAAAGAATGGCCGAAAAAGAAGCGGCGGCAGCTAAAAAAGCCGCCAAGGTCAAGGCGGCTAAGAAGAAAGCTGCCAAGAAGAAGAAGGCCCCCGCTAAGAAGAAGAAGGCCCCCGCTAAGAAGAAGCCAGCTAAGAAGACAGCGAAGAAATCTCCTGCGAAGAAGGCAGCACGACCAGTTAAAAAAGCAGCCAAGAAAAGTCGTTAGAACTTAATTATTGAGTTGTAAATAAATAGTGCTTTTCTTTAAAGTGCTACAATTGGACTGAAAAGTTGCAACCCCAGAGGTAGGCCATGCTCGTATCAGTTCAGGACTTAGTCACATATATGGACATCTCTCTGTCCTTGCGTCAGCAAGATGCTGCAGAGATGGTTCTTGAAGGTTTACAGAGCGAGTTAGAGGCATACCTAAGAAGGCCTGTTGAGCCAACAGAGTTTACCGAAGAATATGTTCTTGACTCAGGTCATCTCGGCGTTCCAATGGGAACATTCCTTTCCGTTAACAGACCAGTTGGCGACTCATTCAGCACTACAAGCCCTGTAGAAAACACCGTTTACACAGAGCCACCGCAAACTATATATTTGCGGAATTCACCGGTGGTCTCCGTAATTGAGGTTACCGTCAAGCCACAGTTCGGCACTGAACGGGTTCTCGTTCCTGAAAGCGACTATGTCGTTAGGCGATTCGGAATTGATTACTTCTTTGGATTCGCAAATGACGTAGTGACGGTTAACTACACGGCTGGTCTTGATGGTGAGAACATAAAGATGTTCAAGTTGATGATTCTTCGTGCCGCGACTCGTGAAATGCAAAACATGCACGACGACGTTGTTGGTGTTAAAGACCTCAACACAAGAAACGTCGCCCCACTGGAAACAGGATTTAGTGACCGCGAGCTTGCCTCTGTCAGGAAGTACAGAAGAGTTAGAGTTGCGTAATGGCTAGGACAACTGGCAGAATAACGATTGAAGTCGAGGTCAAGGCGGACGATGTTCTTGAACTTCTAGAGAATATGAAAGACAGGGCAAATGATATGCGCCCTGTTTTTAGGTGGGCAAAAGGTCAACTAGAACTAGCCAATGCAGAGAACTTCATGGCGAACGGTCTGCCAAGCGGAAAACCCTGGGCCCCTCTTGACAAGGATTACGGCACATGGAAGTCGGCGCGTTTTCCTGGACGCGGAACGATGGTTCAGACAGGAAATCTTTTTAGAAGTCTTATCAACATGAATGACTCGGCAGTTAATGTGATTGAAAAAGATACGGCCACATTCGGAACAAATGTGGAGTACGCAAAGTTCCATCAGTATGGAACCACAAAAATGCCTGCAAGAAAAATAGTGTTCACCCCTAGGGAATTCCCACGAGAACTTGGAATCAACATGGTTAAATACATGGTTCTTGGTGAGGAAGGAATCTCATGAGTTTGATGCACGGACCCCAATTTGCCAAGTCGTATGTCAATGAATATCTTAAATTAGATGTTCCAATCAGGATAATTAGATACAGAAATGGTTGGAATGTTGACGACATCACACTTCCAACGCCCATAGATTTCTTTATCCACGAACCAATAGCAATGGACACATGGCCAACAATAATCACTGCTGCAATATCTACGAGTAAATTTGAACGAATTGGTCACGATGGAACAGACCCTCTTTATCGTGTTGACTATTCAATGCGTACCTATGTTTGGACGAGAGCCGATGGAGCAGAAGCCGTAACAACGATGAGAGACCGCTTGACTACGGTTCTGAGAGCCGCACTTCTTGACTACCCATGCCTCAAGGCGTACGACGATAGAAACTCTTTTCGTGCAATGATTGACGAATCAACACTCCGTGAAGAGTTCTCTGACTTAACCTTGCTAAAAGGAGACAGATTTCTTGCAGGTTCTTACATTTCCTACACCCTGCAAATCGACGAGATTGTCACGCGAGAGCCAATCGGTACGGTTCAAGAGTTTGACCTTGAAGTCACCCAAACCGGCGTCCAGATAGACCCGGATACGGGCGACATAAAAGAGCTACCAACATTTGAGCCTGCGTGAAGTACAATAAAAAAGGTTTAAAACATAAAACCGTTTACATCAAATCTTTTTAACAGTTGCATTAGAAAAACGTTTTGCATCTGTACAATTGAAACTAATAAGCGGGATTCCAATCCTAAAACGAGCAACAGGAGTGTCCAATGCCCGGTGTAGTCATTTCAACAGCAGTAAGAACAGGTCCATCAGCAACAACAGTTCGCGAATCATCGCAGCTCTTTGTTGTTGGTAAAGCACAGCGTGGACCAACCGACGAAGCAGTTCTCATTGAGAGCATTGCAGACTTTGAAGCAAAGTTTGGTGGTTACCTGTCAAGCTCTTACCTGCATCCAACAGTTGAAACATTTTTCGAAGAAGGTGGCACACAGTGCTATGTTGCTCGCACTGTAGGCGCATCAGCCACATCTGGAGAACTTGAATTAGACGACTCGTCAACAGTAAACGTTCTCACAATCACAGCAAACGGTCCTGGGACATGGAGCGCCGACGTAGATGTAGAAGTAGTTGAAGTTTCTGCTGGAACATCGTTCAAAATTAACATTTACTACCAAGATGTACTCACATACTCAACTGGAACAGTGACCTCTGTGGCTCAAGCAGCTGGAAGAATTAACTTGAGTGCAGTAGCGACTCAGTATGTTTCTGCATCTGCAACAGAGGGAGCAACAACACTCCCTGTAGCACTCGCTGCAACAGCGCTTTCTACGGGAGCTGCTGGTTCAACAGTTGTTGTCGGTGATTACGTTGAATCACTCGATTTGTTCAACGGAGCACTTGGTTCTGGAGCTGTTACTTGTCCTGAAATATCAAACTCCACAATGCATGACGCCCTCATTGCTCATGCAAACACAAATAGCAGAATTGCAATCTTGCATGATGTAGAAAATGCAACTATTGCAAATGTGCAGGTAACTGCACTTGCGCTTCAGGGTGGGGACCACGCCGAACATGCAGCATTGTATTATCCGTGGATTGAGGTTCCGACAACAATCAACGGCGTAACACGCTTTATCCCTCCAGTTGGCTACGTAGCAGCAAAGAGAGCAACTGCTCATAACCAGACTGGTTCACATGTTCCAGCTGCAGGATTGCTCTCGGCTTCAAGATTCGTAGCTGGTGTGAAGACCGATATCGACAAGGCAAACGGAGACACACTTGACGATGCTGGAGTTAACGCAATCAGAATCATTCAGAACTCCGTAAGAATCTACGGTGCACGTTCACTCTCAGCGGATGATGAGAACTTTAGATATATCACAGCACAAGACACCGTGAACCATGTTGTCATCGAAGCTGGCAGAAGCCTTGAAGACCTCGTCTTCAGCACGATTGATGGAAGAAACACAATCTTCAGCGCAATCGAATCACGCCTCATTGCAATTCTTTCCCCGCTTCGCGATATTGGAGCCCTGTTTGAGGCTTATGATGCAAACGGAAGAAAGATTGACTCAGGTTTCACCGTCAGATGTGATGCAAAGCTCAACCCAGTTTCACAGCTTGCCGGTGGCACTGTGAAGGCAAAAGTTGGTCTTCGTGTAAGCAGCGTCGGCGACAAAATCGAAGTCGACATTATCAAGTCAAACCTTACGGCGTCAGTCGTCTAACGGAGGAATAAAGCATGCCAAATACAAAAGTTTCGCAAAGGCAAGTACTTGGAAGTATTGTGCCAATTAACCAGACTCACCCTAAGTGGACAAACTTTAAGTTCGCTCAGGTGTCTGGTGGTGAAATCACTGCATCCGTTGAGAAGATTTACGAAGGTGGAAAGCTTCGCCCGACAGTTCTTTGTGCTCCATCAGAAATTGGTGACATCACGCTGACGGCTCACTACGACTCAGACAGAGTTGCATCAGAGCTTGGAACTGGAATTGCAGAAAAGATTGCCCGTCTCCGCCCACTCGTTGGTCGTGCAGAGTACGACGTGACTGTTCAGGTTTTCGACTGCGACCTTGCAGTGCCTGGTACTGACCGCGTTTACTACAAGGCTCTTCTCGTTGGAATCACAGAGCCAGACGGCGACTCCTCTTCAGGCGCACCAGCAACATTTGCTCTGACATTTGCAATCCAGGACGTTGAATCGCCAACAGCCTAGTTTCTTTAAAACTAGACAAAAAGTAGTTGCACTAGCTCCCACTGTATATGTGGTAGTTTTTGCCACATGAGCGACAACAGCCTTTACAGCACAGAAGTAGAAGTTCCAGTTTCACCAGCAAAAGCAAAGCAGGCTAAAGCAGAAGCTGCCCCAAAGAGCGACACTGCATTAGACCGACTTCGTGAGGTTATTACCAAGAAGGTGGAACGCACAGTAGTTTTGCTTGAAGTTCCAGAGCGTCCTGGCGTCCATGTTCGAATCAGTCCGAACATCACCCAGAATCAAATGCGCAACTGGCGTAAAGCATCCGGTGAAGATTCACGAAATGGCCTTGATGCAACAAAGTTTGCATGCATGGTTATTGGACATACAACAGTTGGTATCGAAATTGATGGCGAAGAAGTTTTTGATGACAACGGAAACGAAATAACATTTGCATCACCACTTCTTCTTGAAATGACAGAAACATCACGTCCACTTCCAGATTGCGTTAGAGCATTCTTTGGAGTTGACCCACACGTTGAAGCAGCAGCATTAGCAATTCTTGATGCTTCTGGATACTCAGACACGGTTGATGCCGTGGACCCCTCGAAGGGGTCTTCGACGAACTAGTCGATTCGCCGGAAATAAAAACGGCAGCCAGGCTTGGCGAACTATTCGGGACAGACCCCATAGAAATTCTTCAATCGGATGACATTGACTGGATGATTAGGCTTGCCTGTGCTAAAGTTATATCTAACGACCGCGAAGAGCAAGAGCGAAAGTCGAAGACTCAGCAGGGATAATCCTGTATAGCTCGGCCGCTTTTACACTCACGTGACTTAAAAACTCACATGGAGCAGTAAAGGTATGGCAGACGAAAAAATCGTCATAAAAATAGATGTAGACGCTAGGACTACAGCTATTGAAAAGACGACGCAGGCGGTCAAACGCCTCAAGCGCGAGTCTGGAAAATTCTCGTCCGGGCGCAGTGACGTAAACACCTATCTAGACAAAATGGATAAGGGTTTAACTAAAAGCACGGGAAAACTAAAGCGCCACTTTGACTTTGTGGACAAAGGGATAAAAGCTTTTGGCGGAGTTCTAAAGAAGTTTGTAACATTTGCCCTCAAGGGCATAATTGCTGAAATGGCTTTACTTGGAGCAGCAATGCTCGGTGTCCATGCTTTATTTATTGCCGGAAAGTTCTTAGCGAAAGCCTATTCAGGGGCGATGCAGATATTAGCCGGAGGCGCAGCTGCTGCGACTGTTGCGATAGCAACTGCGGCTGCCGCCATACGTGAGCAACAAGCAGCAATGTACGCATATCGCGGAAAGGGAGCCAAAGAACTAGGTTCTGGATTAGACCAAGCACGAGCAGCAATGCGTGCCTTGCAAATGGATGCTGACCTAGCCGGGCTCGGTGTTGCCGCCTTGAACAAGTCATATGCGGTTATGTCAAAAACAATGAGTACTCCGCAGATAAATGCGAGTACCGGTTTATTTAAAAATTTAATGGACTTCGGTTCTGCTGGTCAAGACCCAGCAGCTGCAGCAGAAAAAGTTGCAGCAGTAATTGAATCTCTGTCAAACTCAAAGAAAAGTCTTTCTGACGTAAAAGCAGCGGCAAACGCTGTCGGTCCAGAAATGGCCGAAGCCTTAAAGAAGGCAAACGTCAAAACCAAGGACCAATTAAAACAATTAATCATGTCTGGAAAGCTTGCTGAATTTGGTGGAGTTGCTGGACAGTTTGATGCAGTTAACAATACCCTTATAGGTAAAGCTAAGACTTTTTTCAACTTGATTAAAGGTCAGTTTGCAGACTTTGGACAAGGTTTCCTTGAGCCAGCAAAAGTAGCAATGCAAAAGATATTTAATATCATCTCTCGTGATGTTAGAAAATTAATGGTAGTAACGTCTGCTTTTGGCACCGGAACTTTCATGGATTCCCTTGTATCTGGAGTTGACAAAGTCAGCTCCCTTATAGTGAGACTCGTTCAGAATTGGTTACCAAAAACCCAAGGATTTTTTAGCAAGATTGGCAACTGGTGGAGTTCGTTCACCAATGGCTGGAGAAAAATGGTCGACGCCATGAGACCCCTTATTGATGGGGCAAGAGTTTTAGAAAAAGCTTTTTCACCTATATTTACAGCACTCAAAGAATCTGGTGTTGCAAATATACAACTCTTTAGAGAAGAGCTAATAGCAAACGAGGGAGAAGTCGTCGAATTTGGGAACCGTATTGCAGATTTAATACGCGGTGTTTCTGATTTTGCCCAGGGTCTGAAGAAGGCATTCTTTGACATATTGCCAATCATAAATGACGTAATTAGCGGCATTACCATGCTGTTCAAGCAGGCCGCCGGATTTATGACCATGTTTAGTGGTAAAGGTGCATTCCTCAGTCTTCTCCCAATATTGACGATGTTCTTGGGTAGCAGAAAAATGCAAGCAACCAAGGGCGGATTCATGAGTGCCGGAAGCATGGGCCTTCAGAGCATGAGTGTCCAAGCTCAAAATGTAACGATAACAGGAACTGGTCCTGGTGTAGGCGGTCCAAGAGCCCCTGGACCTGCAGCTGCGCCTGGAGCTCCAGGTTTTTCTTCTGGACGTCAACCAATGACATACCAGCAAGCGCTAGGGATGAGTTCTGCGCAGCGTGGTGGGCTGACTGCAAGTCAGTACGCTCAACAGCAGAATTCATTAATTGCTCAGCAAGCACCTAGAACTGCCCAGGCATATGGCGGTCCAACTGCGACGGCGTATCCAGGAATCGGAATGATGCCAGCATCCGGACCACTTGGAACAATGAATCCATTTGTTCCTGGTACTGCTTATGATGATGCAAAAAAGGGTGGAAAAGGCAGATTTGGGCGAGCTCGTGGAAGATATAAAGATATGGCAATGAAGCAAAGATATATGCGAAGCAGCTCGCAGTATGGTGGAAGGCTTTTTGGCAACGAAAAAACTGGTCAAAAGGGCATCAACAACAGCATGACTGCAAAAATGGGTGTTGGAATGGGACTTGGTATCGCCAGTCAATACGCTCCAGAAGAAATGCGTGGCGCAATGGCTCTTGGTGGTGCAGTTGGTGCTTTTAACCCATTGGCAGGTCTTGCTGTAGCTGGCGTTGGCGGTGCAATGGCGGCGAAAGGAGAAGGAAAAGGCATGCTGTCGGGAGCAATGGGCGGTGCAGCAATCGGTGCATTCTTTGGTCCGGCAGGAATCGCGATAGGTGCTGGAATTGGTCTTCTTGCTGGCGGAATAATGGGTGGCGTAAACGAGGTTCGTCAAAGAGCCAAAGAAGCACGCGCTGCAATCAAGAGTTCTGTTGGAAGCGTTCTCACAGGAATCATGACAGAGCGCTCAATTGAATTTGAAGACAACCTCAATGCGGTTAAGGGTGGAGGAATAACAAAAGGTCGACGCGGCTCGCTTGAAGGTGTTGGCGCTGATTTCATTTCAAAAACAAAAGGATTAAAAGAAAAAGCCGCTGCTGGACAAAAAACGAGAACCGGAGAAGTCGCTCAAGATGTACTGAATAGCAACGCTTCCATGATTTTAAACCCACTTAAAATAGCAACAGTAGCAATGAGCGCGCTTACGCCAGATTTTGTCGGAAATATAATGTCAAAAATACCTGGTGGTGGAGTTATTGACAAAATACCAGGAGCCGGGTTGGTTAAAGGTATTATTGGAATGGACGTCAAAACTGCACGCACCAATAGGAATGAAGATTTCCTACAAGACCTTTTTGATAATCAGGCAAAGTATGGCATGAAGATGACGGAAGACGAACTTAAAAAGGCGCTCGCCGACCCTGAAAGTGGTGTCAAGAAGTACATAAAGGAGATAGAGGAAAGCAGTAACGCATTCAAGATGATGGATGACGTAAACAAGGAACGCTTAGACACACTGTCAAAGATGAGCGGGAAAACAAAGCCAGAACTCGAAGCTCTAGCCAAGAACCTTGGCGTGAACTTGTACGATGCGACAATCAAGTTTGATGACCTTGTAACAAAATTAAAAATAAATATGCTTCGTTCTGCAGATGAAATGAAGATTGCTCAAACAAACGCCTTGCTTGATTCAACAAGTTTGTTTGATGAAGCAATTAAACAAATCGACGCAACATACGCAATTGACGCTAAGTCAAGGACTCTAAAAGACCAGTATGACGCAGGAAGTTTAACCGATAAGAATCTTCTTGAATACATGAAGACGCTTCCAGCAGACCTTGCTGCAGCTTACGGTGGAGACCCAGTAAAAGCTTTCTACGAACTACGTAGGTCTGTTGGTTCAGAAAAGGGAACTCAGTTCCAGACCGGCGGAGCGCTTGAGGGCATGGCGGCAACGTTCCTCAATAACCCAGTCTTCCAAAAGTACATGAAGCAGTCAGAGGACGCGATGCTTGGAGAAGCAGCGACTCAGGTTGGCGCAGTTATAAATAATGGCGGCAGAATGGCTGACCCAGAATTAATAAAGCAAAAGCTTGCAGGAATGAGTCCAGAAAAGCAAGAAGCATTCATGGCGAAGATATCTGCATACGAAACAACTATGAGTCTCCCTGGAACAGACGCGGCAACACGTATGGCAAAATCAAGAGGTTCTGAGGCCCTTATGGCTGAACTTGGAATATCACCATCACAATTAGAAAAGATTCCAAAAGATAACCTTGATGCTGCAACGAAAATGGATGAGGCAAGCACTGCGTTTAAAGATGCAGTTGGGCTATATGTCGAGCATACGGCTAAATTTTTTGGGCCTGATTCAGAAAAACCAGAGTGGTGGTCAAAAGAAGCAATGAGCGCAATCATGGGTGGTGGGGACACATCGTCTCCAAGAGGAAAGGGGGTTGGGGATACAACATCATCACGCCTATCACAAACGATGAGCAGACATGCGGCGATGAACGGGCAGCTAACTGGAACAAGAAATATTACATCTGCTTTTAGAACATATGGTCTCGGCTCTCCAAGTTCAGACCATGCCACAGGAAGGGCATACGACCTTACTGGGCAAAATCTTGGAGCGTACTCGAAACTCGTCCACGCAAACGGAGGCTTTGCCGAGTTCCATGGAAGAAATGCGAACAGGCATCTCCACGTTGTTCCTGGTCCTGGTGCCATGGGAGACACAACAGTTCCATCGTATGGAAAGATGCCGCAATCAATGCCTGGTCAGAGTGGTTCAAGTGTTACCAACAACATTACTGTAAATGGCGCTCCTGGACAATCGCCTGAAGCAATTGCCGCAGCAGTAATTCAAAAGATTGATGCACGTGAAAGAAACATTAGGGAGCGTAGATGATGACAATATATTCTACGGGTTCGATTCATTATAAAGAAATATATAAAACCGGCTTATACGATGTTTCAATTAAATTTAAGGGAGCTCCTATTTATGGTTTATTCAAAGTTGTTGACTCTAAATTGGCAAAACCAGATGACCCAACAGGTGCTGGATGGGTTCGCGTAAACTACGTAGAATACTGGCGCCCAAAACCCGAATTCTCAAAACTGTTTCAAATATACGTAAATAATGACGAATACAATGCATATGTATACGGAAGACGAGAACTTGGCCCAAACCAACTCGACCCAAGCGGAGTAGAAACGTCAAGTCTTGCAAAAATCGATTCAATAAGTAAGCCTAGTTACAGTTTCGCTGTTCCTGGAACTTCAAGATTATTTACAGGTTCAGGGGTTGCTGGTGTTGCTGTGTATAGAGCAACTCCCGAATACGTTCTATGGGAAGACTTAAAGAAAACATCTCAGACCTCAAACGCAAAAGGTGAAAATCCATACGGTCGTGCAAATGTCCAAGTGTGGGTTAAGGTCACAGGAACTGGAACGACTTCAGAAAATGGTCAAACTTACTGGTACCACCCTTTGTTTCAGACATTTTATGTAATACCATCAAATGTTCCATATTTAGTAGCTGCAGTTGGAAACGCGACTAAAGACTCACTGACAGAAGGGAAAATACTTGCCCTAATAGCTCAAGGAAGTACTAGGGCACAGGCAATTGCTCTTATTGACTCAACGACAGCAGACCCAGGTTCGCCCGGAGCAGGTGGTGGTCCTGGTGCTGGGTCTGGTAAGAAAGGTAAGAATCAAAATGGAAGTCAGTCAGAAGAGTCTGCTGCACCAAAAGCCGCAATAAAAGCAACAGTCAGAGTGCGTGGAAATTTTGGATTTGTTGCTCCTGGAGAACCTGAAGGCGGAGAGCCACAGATGGTTCAGTACTACAAATCTGGAGACAGCCAATTACAGACAACCGCTAGACATTTTTTCTCACCAAAACCAAATCAGATTAATTATCAGAACCTTGGTTCTGAATGGACAGAAATAGAAAGAGTTGGAAGAATCCCATTGGTCGACTGGAAAAACTACAGACTAATGAAGGTTTCATTTCAGTTTTTAGTTATTCCAGATAACACGTACAGAACTGGTGCGTTCGGAGAAACAGCAGACGATGGAATAACTTTCTCAATTGATGAAAAGTTGGAAAATCTTAGAAATATGGCGGCTAGGCCATACCCGGTAATACTCTATGGGTTTGATGACCTTTTGATAAATTCGAATCCATTTTCTATGTCAACAGGTGCAGGTGTCCAATTTGTAATTAGTGAATTAACAATATCTTCCTTAATCAGAACGGCAACAGGTTCAATAAACAGGGCGACATGCGACATAACTCTTCAAGAAGTACCAATTGAATACATTAATATTATTTCATTACCAAAACTTGTTCCTGGACAAATAATCCCTCCTCCACCAACTCTTGTCCCACCAGCCTTCGGTGAACGAGACCCATTTACTGCAAGATTACAAAATTATGGGAATCCATTTCCGGCGCAAAAAGAGGGCTGAGTAGATAGATGGCAACTTTTCAATACGTAAGTCCAGATATTGGTGCGTACTCAGGAAATCTACCAAATACTGCTGGAAAGATTTCAATTGGCTCACTATCCGATGGCGTGATGACCAATATAGACCACTCTATCATTTCGGTAAGCGTTGATTACTCCATGAATGAGGCATCTCAACTTAGTTTTGATGTAATTGAAACAATGAGTACTGATTTTTCACGGATTGCAGAAGCCGAAAGAACATACCCGAGAGTTCTTGAATTCGCACAAAACAATTATTTTCAAATCGGTAGAGACGTAATTTATGAAACAACAACACTGAACCAGCTAAGCAAAATAAACAGCTCTGGAACAAACTTGATAAAACAGAAACAACTTTTTGAGATTGCCAGTGTTACATTCACCCAGGGAAGTGGAGGAAGTCCAATATGGCAAGTCAAATGCTTTACGAAGGCAATCCAGCAAATGAAAAGGGACCGTAAGCCCGGAACAGTTAAAGGCACTGGAAGCACTTTTGTTAAAAATGCAGCAATTAAATATGGACTGAAGTACTTCGGTGAAGAAACATCTAAAAAACAGACTGTAACAAAAGCATCTGGAGACAAACAGGCCGACTCTCTATGGGACGTTCTAACAAGACTTGCGCAAGATGCAAAATTTGTTATTTATGAAGTTGATGGATTCTTGGTGTTCGCTTCAGAAAAATTCCTTATGCATAAATGGGGGATTGATAGTGGCGATACTGTTCGAATTTGGAATAAAAAGGAAAAGCGGTTTAAGACAAAAGGCACAAAATACATACCTCTTCAATACCCTGCTGTCGGGAAGGGGACTCCTGGCTATTTCTTTGCCATGTCCTACCCAACGATAAACGTCTCGACAAATGACCCCAGATATGGAGATGGCTCGATAGTTGTTGATAGACAAAATGGAACACAAATAAGACCAGGAATGACGGCATATGTTGGCGATGTTCCAAGTCTCAACGGGTACTACCTGATTGACTCAGTGAGTTTTACAGACAGAACACCAGACCCGGTGACTGTCAATTTCAGAAAACCAACACTTGAACCAAAAGAGGAAAAAGAACTTCCAGTAGGAGTTAGGTTTCTTCAAACAGACGCTGAAAGACCATTGCCGACACGAGTTGAGCCGAGCGTCGTACCATATCCACCAAACGGTGCGTATTTCCCGCTTCCAACACAATCGACAGAATACGATTTTGCCTCTGTTTACCCACGAATGAAAAGCGGCTTGATTTCAGTCGGCAATATCCCCCTCTATTCACGGCCTGTACTGACTGTTGCCGGAGTACCAAAAACTACATTTTCAATCACGATATTTCAAAAACCAGATTTAAGCATTAACTACAATGGTTTTAAGCCCGGCAATACAGCTGTCCTAATAACACCAATATGGACTGTCGGTGGTTTTGCGGTAGAACTCACGGAAGCTGAGGCAATTGCCAAATATCTGTCTGATGGATTATTTTTAGCAAAACTTAACAGTCTTGCAAATGCATCAAAATATGCAGACTTTATACATAGGCAGCAAGTAGAGATACTGCGAGTCAGATTCCCAGAAATTGACTTTTATAACGGTGGCGTTTATCCCAATACGGCTGGTTTGACATGAGCAATTTGAAAATTGTAAACCTTCATTCAATTAAGCACTTTAATGTAAACTTTACTTGTCAAACTCCAAGAAACAAGGCATAACATGGTTTCCCCAAATATTGTAAACAGAGATAAAGGCTCGTCGCACCCGCTTAAGCCTGGACAATTCTATAAAGGGTCAGTTGAGTCCGTTGACGACTCAGGGCAAGTGACGGTAAACATAAAAGGACTCGGAGCAACATTTGGGCCCACCATGCCACTCGGTTGTACGACTCTTAATAAATTGGTAAAAAATGACGTTGTGACCTGCACGTTTACTGATGAGTTTTTTACTGACATAGTTGTTTTAGGTTCTTCAAAAATAAAAAATGATGTCTTTGCATCCAAGGAAATTGTTGACGGTCTTTTGTCCACAATTGCAAGCCTGGAAGCTCGCATAGAGGCATTGGAGAACGCATAATGGACATGATTAAGTTCCCAGTAAAGTTTGACAGAAGCGGCTTTCAGAAACATAGAGATGGAAGCGAAGATTTTTATGCTCAACTTTTAACAATATCAATCCTCACAGAGCCAAGAACACACGTATTCTCCCCACGTTTTGGTGTTCTTGACCCATCCTTCCGCGGAATTGACAAGGGCGTATTCATATTGAATGCAGCAAGATTCGTGCCTGAAGTACAAATAACAAATCTAAATACGAACATAAACACAAATGGTAACGAAATGAAAGTTGAGTTTTCATTTAGGGTTAAAGGCGAGGTTGGATAATGGCCGCAGATTTTTCTAAATATATTGACCTAAGCATATTTGACGCCGAACCAGGTGACATCTATTTTGACGCAATAGAAATTGCAAGATTAACACTTCCAGAATTCAACTTGCGCGTTGGCACCCCGGAGGACGCAATATTTCAAGCTGCGGCATATATCAGCTCATTAAATATCGCATCAATAAATAGGCTTCCAGACAGATTGATGGAAGGCATAATGAACATATTGGGATTTTCAAAACAGCAAGCTGTTTCAGCCGAAGTCGACGTTACCATAACTCTTGATTCATACTCGGGAGGCACGGTCCCAGCCGGAACAATATTTAGCTATGAAACGCTATTTGAAGACGAAGTAACAGAATTTGCTTTTCAGACTGTTGAAACAGTTGTAATTGAGGGCATCGAGAACCCAGGCCCAGAAGACGACCTGCCTAGTGCCTCTGTCACGGTATCGTGCTTGGCTCCAGGAATAATTCCGCCAATAACCACCCCAGGAACAGAATTAAGCGTGGTTAGTTCCGGTACAAACATATTTTCCGTAGTTACTTCTGCAAATTTTGCTAATGGAATAAACGCAGACGAGGATTCAGATTATCTATCCAAATCTGCAACATACCTTCGCTCACTTAGTTCTGCAATAAACAAATCATCCCAGCTTGATGCATACATAATATCCAACTATCCAGGCGTAGTTAGCCGCGCTAAATCTTATGACCTTACAGATGGCGACCCAGGGCTTGGCGATATTTCGGTTTCTAGAACAGCAAATATCATAACTACATTTTTGGATACAAACCTTGCAACAGTAGAGACAGATGCCGACCACCTATTCGTGGTTGGTGATGTTGTTGCTCTGGAAAACTGCGGAGCAAAATTTAATGGAGAAAGGACAGTTACCGGAACATCCGATACGACGTTCTCTTTTGTCAGTGTAAATACCAACTCCTCAAGCACGTCAATAACTGGAACAGCATCTGCAGGAATTGAAAATCCAGGAAACGTTGCTGTATTTACTTATGGATTAAATACTTTTTTGACAGCAACAGAAAAAGAAACAATACTCCTAGATGTTACAGATAGGTCTGTTGCTGGTCTTTCTTTTAATATTCTAGATGCAAATATATTAACAATGGAGCTGGTTGCTTCAATCGTTATTGACCCTGCATTTGTTCAGGAAACACTGCAGGAGAATATCGAAAACAATATAGTCTCATACTTATCCCCAGCTGAATTCCCGTTTACAGATGACAGAGTCAGAAAGACACGTCTAGTTTCATTGATAAGCAACATACCAGGCGTTGTCTACGTTGAGTCACTGTCTATAACTGGAACCAACAGTGGATGGCTACCTCAATTTGGAGACGACATTTTGTTCTTGAATAAGGGCTCGCTCCCACTTATTTCTGTGGAAGATTTGACTATAACGTATACTCTGGCGCCTGAATAATATGGCGACAACAGTAAATCTCTTATCGGCTGACAGCGCACTTCTGAGGTCGACATCAGCAAGCGTCACTATTCCTATTTCCGCTTCTGGAACAGAATGGGTTTCAACAAACAGCACGCTCAGTGTTATTCCAACAGAGTTTATTACAAACTTGAGATATGTACTACGCGTTGCACCTTCCGGGTCTGGAGATGTAACTCTAATTCTTGACGAGCAGCTTCTAAGACTTTCTGAAAATGGTAAAACATTGTCTTTTAATGCAAAATTAAGACCCTCGTCAGAGTCCACTGTTACTTTTCAGATTGTTGTCGATGGAGAAACAGCACCCGACCCTCATCAGCGAACCCTATCTGGCGGCCTATATGGGGCGATTCAGTCAAATACAGTTATTGTGCCTAATGATGAAGTGGTTCATACTGTGTCGGCATCGATAACAGTTTCTGGACATGGTGGCGGGAACATATATCTTACTTATCCAAATCTTATTGATGACAGGGCTTTCTATAATAATCAATATATTGCATTGGCACGTAATTTCATGCCAGATTTCTACTGGGAAATAGACAGCGCAGAGCAGTATCCAACAGCGCCATTCCACAGACTTCTCGACATACTGACTTCAGCCTCAAACGAGGTAATGACTGAGTACAAGGAAATTTACCCATTTGAGCGTAATGAAATTACAAATTCGCTTGAAACTGCAGAGCCGATTGTTAACAGCGCTCTCGTTAATCCTGCTTTTGTAAAAGACAAGTATATTAATTGGCTTTCACAATTTACTGGCTCTACTGTTCGGAAGAACATATCAAAAGCAGATGGGTCGCGATTCTTTTCTAACTATACAGATGAAAGAGCTTTCATTGAATGGCAGCTGCTTAACTCCCACTACGGTCGTGGAGCTGGAACGCGGAACGCGCTGCTCAATTCAGCTAAACAAGTTTTGATTTTTACCAAGGATGACACTCAATCAACAAAAAGCGTTTCTATAACTCCAAACTACAATGGGGACAATTGGAGTTTTCTTGTAAGAACCCTAGAGAACGAAACACCAGATGCATCCAATGGCGAGTCAAGCGTCTTGGTTCTTGCCGCAATGGAGCCAGCAAGACCTATGGGGTACAAGATTTATCACGAAACAATTGATGAGTTTTACTTAACACTTGACGACATATCTTTCGGACGACTTTCGGAGATAAGACTTGGTGATGTTGTTGCCCCTACAGAAGCTCCAGACAGCATTACGGTGACTTCTGTGACGTCTACAACGGCAACCTTGACATTCTTGCCATTATCGGTTCCTGGCGGCGGAGACGGCGGAGGAATCATTTCAAATTACGAAATTTCAATATCTACCGACGGTGTTTCCTATGGGGCATATGCTCCATTGTCTCCAGCAAAAGGAAGTCCGCCCATCACTATAACAGGACTTACCAGTTCAACAAGTTATTTCGTCAAGCTTAAAGCGGTAAATGAGGCTGGAGTCAGCGCTGTTGAATCATCGCCAGTTACCTTCACGACTTCAGCATAAATAAAAATGATAAACTTTTTACTTAATAATAAGGAGATTTAAAAATGGCTGGCTCAGGAATCAGGGTATTTGCTTCTGGAGAGATACTCACCGCAGCACAAGTTAATGGCTACCTCATGGACCAGGCTGTTACCCGTTTTGCTGACGCTGCAACGCGTGACGCCTCATTTGGCGGTGCTGGTCAGCCGGTTTTATCAGAGGGCCGTATTTGCTACCTCGATGATGTGAATTTAATTCAGTTTTATGACGGCGCCGCTTGGCAGAGCTCGGCACAGTTCACCGTGGGCGATGGAACGATTACAGAAATCAAACTTGCCGACAACTCGGTAACATCTGCAAAAATTGCTCCAGGAACAGTAATCGCGGCGGACATCGCTGCTGGAACAATTACGGCAACAGAATTGGCAGACGGAGCCGTAACATCTGGAAAGATTCTTGACGGAACAATCGTTAACGCCGACATTAACGCCTCTGCCGCAATTGCTTTGTCAAAACTCGCAACGAGCACTGCTGGCAACATCATTGTCTATAACTCATCTGGTGTACCGACTGCAGTAGCAGAAACTGGAGACGTGACAATCTCGGATACAGGCGTAACGGCAATCGCCTCTGGTGTGATTGTCGATGCCGATATTTCAGCAACAGCCGCAATTGAAATAGGCAAAATTGCTGATGTAACAATTGATACAAAAACATCGAATTACACTCTTGTTCTGACTGACAAAAATAAGTTTATTGAGATGAATCTTGCTGGTGCGAACACCGTCAGCGTTCCCACCAACTCAGTAGCTTTTCCTATTGGCTCTCAAATACACATCACTCAATATGGAGCTGGTAAAACACAGATAGTCGCCGTAACGCCAGGAACCACAACAATTCGTTCGGCCCCCGGAACCTATCTAAGAGCTCAATACTCCTCTGCAACATTAATAAAGAGAGCAACAGAAGAGTGGTACCTGGTTGGAGACCTTAGCTTAACATGAGACCAGTAGTAGGAAACACTTCGAGCCAAGGAAAAAAACCAGCAACTCCAACCATTGGAACCGCCACTGCTGGCAATGCTTCTGCGACAGTTCCATTCACGGAATCCACATACAGAGGCAAAACCGATAGCGGAACCTACAGGGCAACATCATCACCAGGCTCCCTTTCGGGAACATGTGCTGCTCCATGTAGCTCCATATCGGTAACTGGTCTTTCAAACGGAACTGCATATACATTTTCCGTGAGTCTTGAGACCCCGTATGGGGTCAATTCTGATGCATCTTCTGCCTCAAACTCGGTCACCCCAGTTGCTCCGCCGTTCTTCCCGCCATCATTTCCTACGACTACAACCGCTGCACCAGACCCTTGCGCTGGTTATACTTGTGTTAGTTGTAACGCAGGAAATTACACAAGTCCTCCTTGCGCATACAAGGGTCAAATCAGCAGTTGTGACGCTTTCGCTTTCGGATGCCCTTACGGTGGTTACTTTGATACATACGGTGACGCTAATTGCGGCTGTCCTGCAACATTCGCCAACTTCGCTGGCTGTGCAGGGTTTGAATTGGGATGCTAAGCTTCAATATACAAACGAGCAATTAATACGCAGGAGAAAATATGAGTAATCCCCCAGAAGGCTTATCACCAATGCCAGATGTAGCTGGTTGGCCAACATTTTTGTTTATTATTGATGGGCAAATTGCAGACATATTGACAGTACCACCATCGGCAGAACGAAAAATTGCGTGTCTTTCTTCAAACCCAACAATAGTTGTACTCGAAGGTGGATATCCGGCTCCAGGTGGATATCTCCCACCGATAGACAGCCCTTGGCCAACTTCTTAATCCATTCATACTGAGGAGAGAAATGTCACCGTGGCAGGAGTACAAGAAAAAACTGGGAGACGCGCGCCCATGGGACATTGTTAATTCAAAAAACTACACAGACGAAGAAACTGCTTCTAAGCGAATGGAAATCTGCGAAGAATGCCCACGGCTAATCAAGGGCACAAAACAATGCAGGGAATGTGGATGTTTTATGGCGTTAAAAACCAAATTAGAATCAGCCGTATGCCCAATAGGTAAATGGTAATTAATATAAATTCTAGTTTGGATGGGCATCAGTATGTCTTCAATATTCATACAAATACCATCGTATAGAGATTTTGAACTTCAAAAAACAATAGATGACTGTATTGTTAAATCTAGTGGTGATAATACAATTAATTTTGGAGTACACAACTGCGTTGCCTTTGAGGGCGAAGTTTCTGTTGCCGAAAGACCAAACGTTTTAATTCACACAAGTATTGCACCAAATAATATAGGTTTGCAAAAAGCAAGATATATAGCCAATGAATTCTATAACGACGAGGACTATTATCTCCAAATTGACTCACACATGCGATTTGTCAAAGATTGGGATGAAATCTGTATTGATGCAATAAACCAGTATCAAAAAATGGGGGTACAGAAACCACTTGTCACCCAATACCCACAATCGTATGGTTACCTGGAAAACGGCAAAGAACTGTATGAAACAACAAATGGTTTCTATCAATGTGGAATATGGTTTGGTGAAAATACTAAAAAATTTCAAGAAACACTCATACCAACACAAACCGCAAAAGCAATACATCAAGACTGTGGGTATATAAAATCTGTTTCTGGTGGCTCGATATTTACATTGGGTGAATTTGCTAAAATAAAGCCAAATCCAAAAATTGCTTTCTGGGGCGAGGAACTTCTAATTGCGGCACGCGCATTTACCCATGGTTTTGACTTAGTCATGCCATTTAGACATACGATGTTTCACCTGTACCATTCTGGTCAACCGTTCCATAAAGTGCGTCGCCACCATGCATGGAGGGATTATCCAGAACTATGGGAAAAACTGGATGCAGAGTCAAAACAGGAATATAGGCAAATATTTGAAAATAATATAATCGGTGAATTTGCCTTAGGTTCCGAGCGCCCACTTAGTGAGTATGAAGAGTTTGCTGGTTTAGATTTTAAGAATAAGAAAGTGTTAGACTAAAAATATCGCTACACATAAAATCAACATAATCGTTTATGGCGAAACAATTCTTTCGTATCCGACAGCTATCTCGCGTACGTCAGAGCGCTTCTGCATCGCTGGAATTGGAAGCTGATACCCGCCACTTGGCCCCTGTCCGTACCAGCAAAGAAATGCATACCTGAATCCGTTCTTAACAGGGAAAACCTCGTGGCATCCAGAAAAAGCTGATGGGTAGATAATTGCTGATAGCGCTGGAGTTTTTGGGGTTACCCCCCACTGGCGAAAATGAAGATTGCCGCCATCGTAGTCGTCGTTTAGAATTATCCCAGCAGTCAATGTGTTCATGAGTGGAGCCAAACGGCTCATAGGATTTTCTTGGTTATCAACCAAACCAAGTTTTGGTATTGCACTATCAGAATGTGGACCCATGGACTGTCCTTTACCGTATTTGATTAAATATCCATTTGTTCTCCATTCAACTGAGTCCTGCGCAACAGGAAAAAGGTCGACGTACTCGGTAAAACATTTTGACATTGTCTCATCCAGTAGGTCTATGAAATGCATATCTTGTTGACCAAGACCAGTATTTCGTAGGTTTTGATATCTCTCTGGTTGCTCAATCAACAAATTTTTATCAATTTCATATCCACCGCTATTTATTATTTTCCCAGTATCTTCATCCACTGTTGTTTTGTCTGGTTGCTTTACGGATGTCACGTTGTGTATAAATTCATCAACCTGCTGTTTTGTTGCATCTAAAGCACCTTCAAATCCAACTATTGCATGACCGTAGTGATGAACTTTCATGAATGCATACTTTCAACTAAGTGCCATGCTGGAGAGTCATCGCTTAAATTTATTTTTGTTATATATTTTTTAAAATCTTCTCTCAGATTAGGCATATAGACGTTTGTAGAAATACGAGAAAGCTCTGGTTCAGTGATGGGGTCCGCAACAAATTCATTAAATGCTGGATTTGGAGAGCCGTGTGCGTACCAGCCAAGATAGGAGTATCTGCTTCCGTTAGTGATTGGCTTTATTTCGTGCGCAGCAATAAAATTTGATGGAAACATTAATATGTCGCCTTTATTGGGTTTGTATGTAATATCCAAGTAATTAAAAAAATGCTCACCACCGGAGAAGTCGTCATTAAAGTAAACAAGAGAAGTCAATGTGTTTCTAGTTGCCAGCTGGTCTCTTGGGTGCTCGAATCCGTATGCATAGTCGGCGCTAGTGTCGGAATGCTGACCAAGGAATTTTCCGCCATTTTCTACAGAGTAAGACACTATATGCCCCTTTACTTTCCACCAAATATTCTTATAGGCGAGAGGGTACTCAACTAGGTATTTTAAAAGATATCTGTCTTTTGATTCTTCTAGGAACGATAGGAAGGCAACGACTTCTTGATTACCGTCCCTATGCACGCTTGCTCCGCGTCTTGGCATCAGCAATGTATCTTCTTTTTCAAAAAAATATCCACTCTTATTCAAGAACCCATTTTTACCAGACTCTTGGTCTATCGCAGGGGTATACATTTCTAGAAGTTCCCTAGAAACTGCTTCTTCAGAAAACTTGCATGCCCATTCAAAATCAAAGGTAATTGCATTTCTGAAAAGGATAACTCCACCACCAAGGTGTTCTGGGCTCACATCATTGTAAATCATTTTTGTTCTTTTCCTTAAGCACTTCTTCGGTTGTGCCACTGCTTGTATTTTTCCTATTCAATGGAGCCGTGATATGCGGTATCTGGTATGCCCTGTCCCCGTATTTATATTTTATTCTTGATTCGTAATCATCAAATA